TTGTCACAGCGCTTGCGCCGGGCAGCGCCAAGATCACGGTAAAAACCGCAGACGGTGGCTTTACGGCAGAGTATGCGCTGACGGTCAAAGCCGCGACGTCCGACCTGCTGGCGGACTATGGTTATGCCGACAATACCCGACTTTCCACGTCCTCCGGAAGTGAGAAAGCCGCCACAGGCTATGTGACCATCGGCCACACGGCGGCGATCCCGATCGACAAGACCAGATATCCCAACGGCGCGACCATCCGCGTGACCGGCGCGGTGAACTGTCTGGGCAACAACTGGTCTGGCGGCAACAACGGCGGCGACAGTGCGTTCGTGCTGTACACGACGGGCGGCACGCAGTTTTCGAAGGCGGGCTACATTGAGGCCAAGACCACGACGGCGGGAACGTTTACGATCGACGCGGACAAGACCGGCTTTACGCTGGACATCGCGTCGCTGTCGGCACCGCATTATATCAAGTTCTGCGTCAAGGGTGCCGGCGCAAATCTTACGGCGACGCTGACGCCAAAATGAAGGGGGTAACAGTTGACTGATGGAATTTATTGCTTGCAACACGGGCAATTACCGCGTAGGGCGCACGCAGCCGGTGCAGTACATTGTGATGCACTACACGGCAAACAACGGCGACACGGCAAAAAACAACTGCGATTACTACCACCGCGTGGGCGGACTGCAGGCCAGCGCACACTATTTCGTGGACGAGTATGGCGCGATGCAGTCTGTACACGAGGACGACACAGCATGGCACTGCGGTGCGCGGGCGTACTGGCATCCCGAGTGTCGCAATGCCAACAGCATCGGCATCGAGATGTGCAGCCGCAAGCGCGCCGACGGCAGCTACTACATCAAGCCGGAGACCGTGGCAAACGCCGCGGCGCTGGCGCGGGAGATCATGCAGCGCTATGGCATCGACACCGACCACGTGCTGCGGCACTACGACGTGACGGGCAAGCGCTGCCCCATGCCATGGGTGGATGACCCGGCGCAGTGGACGGCGTTTAAGGATATGCTGACGCCGGAAAGCACTACTACGGACGAGGAGGATGATGATATGGTACGATACAGCAAAATTGAGGATGTGCCTGACTGGGCACAGGACACGGTTCGCGAGCTGATGTACGCGGGCGCTCTTAAAGGTGACGATCACGGATGCATTGACCTGTCGCTGGACATGGTGCGCGGCTTGGTGATCGGCAAGCGGTACGTGGACGCGCGCAGCTCTAGATTTGTTGTAGTCGACGACGTGCCTGGCTGGGCGCGCGAGGAGACGCAGCGGCTGATCGACCGCGGCGCTCTGAAAGGCGATGCTCACGGCAAGCTGGATTTGTCGATGGATATGCTGCGCACGATGATCGTGTGTCAGCGGATGATCGACGAAAACAAGTGATGGAGGGGTAGTACATATGAAAATTAACTGGAAAGTACGTATTCGCAACAAGAACTTCTGGCTGGCGCTGATCCCGGCGCTGCTTCTGCTGGTGCAGGTGGTGGCCGCCCCGTTCGGCTACAAGTGGGATTTCGGCGTGCTGAATCAGCAGCTCGCGGCGATCATCAACGCAGTGTTCGCGCTGCTGTCCATCCTCGGCGTGGTGAACGACCCAACGACGGCAGGCAGCTCTGACAGCGCGCAGGCGCTTACCTACGAGGAGCCTAGAAAGGAAGGCTAACGATGGCAGTTACCGTTGCAAACCTGATCTCTGCGGCGGCGTTTATCCTGACGCTTATCGGCGCGTGCTGGCGCATGAGCACCATCATTCAGCGAAACACTGACGCGGTCATGGCGCTGACGGCACGCATTGACCGCATGGACGCTGGAAACGCCAAGGAGCACAACGAAATGTGGGACAAGATCGAAAAGAGCGAGGACGCGATCAGCGACCACGAGACGCGGCTGCAGCTGCTGGAACATAAATAATAATCGGCACGGGGGGCGCTGCCGGGCGCGGCGGTGTCCCCTCTTCCCTATCAAGTGATGAGGTGACACGATGGCATACAACGATGCAGGTATGAACAACGCCGACAAACAGAAAATTGCCGCGCTCGGTGAGCAGTGGCAAGCCGCACAGAAGGCCGGGAATCAGGGCGGCATGAACGAGGCGCACGAACAGGCAGAGCTTATCCGCAAGAAGTACGGCTACAGCGGCGGCGGTGACGGCAGCGGCTTCAAGATCGTCGGGAACAACACCGTCCTGCCGGAAGCAAAAGACCAGAGCGAGAGCATCAACAAGATCTACGATGCGCAGCAGAAGGCAAAGACCGACGCGCTGAAAGCGGCCTACGACCAGAACATGGCGGACTATGACGCGCAGGCCGCGAAGATCCCGCAGACGTACAACGAGGCGCGGCGGCAGGTATCGACGCAGGCGGACATTTCACGTGCAAACCTGAACGAACAGTTGGCGGGCAGCGGCATCAATGTCGGTGCTGGCAGCCAGCTCGCGCTCTCGCAGCAGAACAGCAGGAACGCGGCTATGGGTAAAGTATCGTCCGCAGAGGCAGACGCACTGTCCGACCTCGAGGCGCAGCGGCAGAAGGTAAAGGCGGCGTATCAGAACGCGGTCGCGCAGGCGATCAGCGAGAACGATGCAGCTCGCGCGAAGGCGCTCTATACCGAGGCGCAGCGTGTGGATAACTCCATCGTCAACACCGCGGTCAAGCAGCTTAGTGTGGACACGACGCTTGCGGAAAACGAGCGCAGTCGGCTCGAACAGCAGGCCGCGACGCTCGCCAAATACGGCGATTTCAGCGGTTATGCCGCGCTCGGCTATTCGCAGGATCAGATCGACGCGATGCAGAAAGTGTGGGGTGCGCAGAACCCGAAGCTCTACTACGAGCGCACAGGCGCATATCCGGCGAGCTACACGGCATCAAACGGCAGAAGGGGCGGTGGCGGCGGTGGCGGTGACGACGACACGATCGTTCCGAAAAGAAAACATCTCATACACGACAATCGTAATTACCACAATGACATTGACTTCACGGATCCAAATGCTGTTGCAGACGCCGCGATCGTTTACGATCGGGTGAAGGAAATGATCTCGCAGGGCACACCGGTTTCGGAAGTGGATCAGTACATTCAGAGTGCATCCGACAATGGCCTCATTGGCGACGACAGCAGAATACGGATGAAATCCATGAACCACTCCAGAAAGTGAGGAAATCAGATGGCGTTCAAAAAAGCGACAGTCTCGATTGACGACTGGCTCAAAAGCACTGGCGCGACCGAACGGCCGAGAGCACAGCAGGATACCGCTGACGCGCAGAAGCCTGTCACCAAACCGATCTCTGAACCTGTGCCGCAGAAGAAGAAAGAGAACATCAGCTTTTGGGAGAAGCTGCTCAACGCTTTCGGCGACGCCGGTTACAGCGCGGACACGACAACGCCGCTTGCCCTGACGAATCAGGCAATCTCGGACGATTACCGCAAGAGCAATATGCAGGAGAGCAAGACGGCGGAAGCGGGCGGAAACATCGCAAAATCCGCCGTAAAGAGCGCGGAGAGCGCCTACGAAAACGCGGCCGGAACATTTCTCAACAAGCGCGGCGGAACGCAGATCATGGGCGTGACCGTGGCAGACGATGCCGTGCCGCAAGCCGACAAGGACAAGGCGGAGGCCGCGCGGAAGCGCAACCAGGAAAGCATCTACGCCAAGGCGGACAAAGCGGCGGAAGCGGCGGCAGAAGCATCCGAAAAGGCGAAAGATAACCTCGGCGGCAGCAAAGCCGCGGGCGCGTTTGTGGACATTGCAAGCGGCGGACTGCAGCTCGGCGCGGACATGGCGCTCAATGCGCTGCTCCCCGGCGCTGGTCTGGCAAACATGGGCCTGCGCTCCTATGGCAGCGGGTCGCGTGAGGCACGTCTTGACGGCGCGAGCGAGGGCGAACAGGTGGCATACGGTGCTGCGGCCGCTGCTGTTGACGTTCTGACGGAGAAAATCTTCGACGTGGGCAAGCTGTTCGGCGGCGGTGCTGCGGACGACGTGGCGGAGAAGCTCATCGGAAAACTGGCAAAAACGGACGCCGGGCGCAGTGTTGTGCGCGCGCTGACAAACGCTGTCGGTGAGGGCGCAGAGGAAGCCGTGGCCGACATCCTGAACCCGGCGATTCGCGCGATCTACGACAAGGGCGCTGCGGCAAAGTCGAGCTATACGACGGCAGAAGGCGCGAAGGAAATGCTCGCGCAGTCTGCGTATGACGCGATGATCGGTGCGGCGCTGTCCACATTCGGCACGGCGGCGGGCATCGTCAAGGGTGTAGACGCGCAGAAAAATGCCGCTCTGCGCGCCGTGGAACCTTCCGCAAACGTAAACGCAGAAGCGAGCGCGAAACCGGCAGAGGCGGAAACGATCGCGGCAGAAGCACAGGCAGAGGCCGCACCGGCCGAGACCGCGCAGGACGCTCCGGCGGCGCAGGAGAAGCCGCAGGAGAACAGCACGCTGCGCATGGTGGAAGAAGCCGCATGGCTGCGCGAACCGGCGCAGAGCCCGGAACAGGAACGTGCTACGGAAGCATGGCAGAGCGCGGAGCGGGACGCGAACAGGCAGCCGCAGGAATATACGCCGGAAGATCATATCGACAACCGGTCTGACGAATATGTCGCCAAGCGGAGCACAAAGTCATTCCAGTACAACCACCCGGAACTGCACGAGCACTTTGAGCGCGTTGCAGAAGATCTTACCACTATGATTTACGGCTCAATGCAGAGCGACCGACATAAGCGCGGGAAAGGCACGATCACGAACAACTCGCGCGTTGTGCAGCACGTGATTGACGAAACCGACCTTTCCCGACCGGAGATTCTGCGTGCACTGGATGCGATCATCAAAGACAACGGCGCAGAAAACTATGCAAACGCAAAGCGCGTAGAAAAGGCGCTGGACTCTCTGCTCGTAGATGGCTACACAAAACCGAACGGCGAATATGTTGCTCCTGACGCGGCATACATGGAAGCGAAAAGCCGGATATCCGGTGGGACAGACCCATACTCTTGGGAGTATTATCGAGATAATGACCTGTCGCTCATGCTCGGAGAGATCACGGAGGAGGAAGCCTATAACGATTGGCGTGCGCAGCGCGACGCACGAGAGGCCGCAAAAGCGGCGAATTTTGCAGACGTGCAGCAGCGAGAGACCGAGACGGATGCCGGTCGGCGCGGCACGCTGCCGGAAGGACAGGGCGCAAAATCTGCGGAGTTCGGCTATGACGAAGCGCGGACGCAGACGCACTCGACCGACGGTGTGCTCACCGATGACGAGCGTGCAATGGAAGGGCTGAGGCCGGAAGACCGGACGCACAAAGTCAACCATGACGAAGAGGTAAACGCGAAGGCACAGGAGCGCTTTGAATCGGACTACGAGGGCGAAAAGGCAGACTTGTTCGGCACAAAGCAGGACTGGGACGATACCGACACGGTGCTTGCACACAAGATCATCGTCAAAGAAGTGGCTAAAGCGCGCGAGAGCGGCAGCAAAGATGCCTACGCCGAAGTGGCAAAGCTCATGAAAGAATGGGACGCGCACGGCACGGAAGCCGGTCAGGCACTGCGGCAGCGGCGGCAGCTCGCGTCTGACCCAGCGCTAATGGAAGCGGACGCGATCCAACTGCTGAACGACAGCGAGCGCACGCGCAAAATGTCGGACGAGCAGCGCAAGAAGATTCTCGATAGCGTGAGCCAGAACGCGGAGAAGCTGCGCGGCATCGAAAAAGGCGACGTGGACGGCGTGGTTGACCTCATCAAAAGCATGAGCACGGAGCGGCGCACAAACGGTTTGTGGTCGAACAAGATGGGCAGAACAATGGAAAAGGCGCTTGAGCAGGCAAAGAAGCTGCCGGGCGGCGAAGCGTTTCTGCGTGACATTGCCGCAAGCCAGGTGCGCGGCATTGCGTATGACTACGCGAAACCGTCCACGCTCGAACAGATCAAAACCTATCGTTATCTGTCCATGCTCTCGAAACCGGCGACGGCTGCAAGAAACCTTGTCGGCAATATGGTGTATGACCCGGTAGAGGCCGTGTCAAACAACATCGGCGTCTGGCTGGACATGCTGCTGTCGAAATACACCGGCACACGCTCCGTAGCTGCGGATAAGAGCTATCTCTCCAAGGCAAAACGAAAAGGCATGGGCGAGGCAAGGCTCAAGTCGTACATTGAAACCGGCCTTGACGCAAGCGTTTCCAACGCACAGGGCAAATACGAAACCGGCGGCAGCAGGTCGTACAAGATGACCGGTAACTTTCTGGAACGGTTTCTATCCACGTGGGAGAAATACAGCAACTATGCCATGGTCACGACTGACCAGATGCAAAAAGGCGGCATTCAGGCGGAAGCGCAGCGCGGAATTGACGCGCTGGAAGCCAAGGGCAAGGTGGCAAAAGGCGCGCTTGACGGCCGCGCGGAGGAAATCGCAAGGGAACGCACGTTCCAGAACGAAGGCAAGCTCGCGCAGGCGACGGGCGTCGTGCGGAGAGCGCTGAACGTATTTAGCATTAAGGACAAGCGCGGCGGCAGCTTCGGAGTGGGCGATCTCATCCTGCCATTCACAAACGTGCCCGGCAACATTGCGAGCGCAGCGATTCAGTACTCCCCTGCCGGGTTTATTAACGCCGGTGCGGAGGTCGTCAAAGTCCTAAACAAGGCAAAAGCCGGAACGCTGACCGCATCCGAACAGGCGAAGGCTGTGACGGATTTCGGCCGCGCGTTCAACGGCACGATGGGCATCGCATTTTTTGCCGTGCTTGCCGGGGCCGGTATCATGAACGTCGCCGGAGACGACGACAAGGACAAGGAAGCGCTCGAAAAGTCCGAAGGCGTGAGCGGCACGCAGCTTAACCTTAGTGCGCTCAACCGGTGGATTGCCGGAGAAAGCACGGAGTGGCGCGACGGTGACGACCTGGTATCCATCGGCTTCCTCGACCCGATCAACGCGCAGATGACCTATGGTGCGCTGCTGGCAGACTGCTACAAGGACGAGGGCCTGACGTTTGCAAACGTCGCGGGCGGCAATCTGGAATCTGCTTTTCAGAGCGTGATGGATCTGCCCGCTATGTCGCAGTTTCAGGAGATCGAGAACAGCCTCAAGTACTCCAAAGCGGACACCACGGGCGGCAAGCTTGCGGACGCGACGTTCCGCTATGGCGCGTCTCAGGCGACGAGCTTTATCCCAAACATCGTGTCCGGCGTGGCGCAGGGGGTTGACGGGACGGTGCGCGACACCTACAACGGCGACACCGTGTGGGAAAACAGTCTGAACGCGATGAAGAGCAAAATTCCGGGGCTTCGGGAAACGCTTCCGGCTGCGCTGGACAACTGGGGTCGGGAGAAGAAATACACCGGTACGGCGGCGGAAAACTTCCTGAACGCGACATTGAATCCCGGCAGCGTGACGAAGTACCGGACGAGTGCCGTGAACCAAGAGCTGTACCGGCTCGGCGAGAACATCGACATAAAATATCCGAAGAAGAAAGCGCCAAACAGCGGAAACCGAGACGGTGAAAAAGTGTCGCTGGATCAGGACGAGAGGCGGCAGTACCAGATGGCATATGGCCAGACGGCCTATGACAACATCCAGAGAGTCATTCAAAGCGCGGTCTACAAGCAGTCGAGCGACGCGGAGAAAGCGACCGCGATCCAAAACCTTCTGGAAGTCGCAACGGCGGCCGGCAAGAAGAAGACGAAGCTCGACGGCGGCGACACCCCGGCGTGGACGACGAAGAGCAGCGGCAGCGTGGCAGACAACGCCGTATACCGCGCCAAGCTCGGCACCGCGAAAGACACACTGCCGGACAATGCGCGAGACCGCAACGGCGATGTGATGCAGGCAATCATCAAGACGGTCGTCGGCAAACGCGGCGGCAGTGACCAGCTCGCGCTCAATGTCATGGCACAGAAGCTCACGGAAAACACGCAGGCAAAGGTGGAGACCGCCTACGAGGGCGGGTACGAGCTGCAACAGATCGTGGACTTCTATCAGGCAAAGACCGCAAAGACAGAGGACGGAAAGAACAAATACAAGAAAGCCGACTTGCAGGTGTGGGCTTTGCAAAACGGCTACACGGCCGCGCAGTTCAACCAGCTCTGGAAACTGTTCGGGTAAAGAAAGAAGCAGCGCACGGTTTCGTGCGCTGCTTTGCTTTATGTGCTTTCGGTTTCGTATTGCTGGATCATGTCGATCGCTGCGCGCAAGTCCGGCGCTTCCCGGATAGCACAGCCGGTTTTGACGAGGTATGCTCCGTCAGCGCTGCGCGTCATGCGGACAATCCTGTCCGCTGGAACTGCCGTTTTTTTGCGTTCTGCGCTGTCTTTGTCCCCAACGCCAACTTTTACGTCTTTTGAGGCGCGCCCGCTCTCCGTTAAGATTTCCCCAGCACAGGCGGCATATCCGGCCAAGTCGATGAAGTTATCCGCTTTATCGCCTCCGGTTGCGATGCGGCCGAGCTTGAACAGCGCCATCATTGCACCGACGTCGGCGGCACCGAGCGGCTGATCCATGCCGCGCGCACAGAGGTAAACGCTCCAAAGCATGGAGATCGTGCGGAAATTGTCCTCCGGCTCACCGTACTGCTGATTTCGGTCGGTGCAGACGCAGCGCTCTGCGGCTTTCAGAATTTCGGCACGGGTCAAAATGCATCACCGTCCTTTGCGTCGCTCGCCTTGAGCGCTTGCAGATTCGCAAGCACGCCGTCGTAGTCATCCGGGTACATTGCCCGAAGCACGGTACAAAGCTCGTCATCGTCAAAGGCGAGCTTTTTGCCGCTGTAGTTCAGCCGGGCGGCGTTGAAGATCGCATCCGTCAGGATGCTGAGGCGGAGCTCGTTGCGCGCGTCGTTACGCACGCCTTCCCACATTGCGTTTGCTTCCATTGTTATCTTTTCCTTTCTTGTGTTCCATAGAGTTCAAATGCTTCCCACTTATTTGCTATGCGCTTCATGTGCGCGCTGGCTGCCTGAATCGTGATTCCAAATGTGTCTCCAATTTCTTTGAGCGTGTCGCCGCCAATGCGCATACGAACGAGTTCACGATCGCGCGCAGGAAGTGACCGCAGAAAGCGTTCTACATCCGCACCGGTTTCGTCCAGAGACAGGCACGGCCTGTCTTGCAGCGGCACGACGCCGCACATTTTCGCGTTACATTCTTTGTTCTGGTCAATTACGTCAACGTCATCCATGTGCAGTACCTGTTTCCCTGAACGCTTCTTCCGTTTCGCGCAGAGCTGATCGAAGCCGACCGCGCTGCGCATTTGGTACATTGCGTGCGTGGAGAATTTCCCTCGTGCCGGATCGTATGTAGCCGCGGCGCGGATCAGACCTTCGGCGGCAACGCCGTACAATTCCTGCGGGTCGCTTCTGGATGCGTATTTTTTCAAGAAAAACCAGATCAATTTCTCGTTATCCGCCGCGAGCTGCTGCTGTTCCGGCGTGAGCGGCGTTAACGTTCTCGGCATGATGCACTATTTGCTTTCCTGCCGCGCGAGCAATAGTCGTCCGCATCTGTGAAATCATCAATTCCGGCGCCAGTACAGCACGAACCGTTATCCCCAACGCCTTGCCAGAAACGGCAGTCCTTGCACCTGGTAACGCGAACCGGTTGCGCTCCGATATCCTCTTTTTCGTTTGCAACCAGCTCGAGCAATTTCGCGCGGCTAATTCCTAGCGTTTGCGCGGCAAGCTTCAGCACTTCGCCGTCAGAAAACACGTCTTTAACTTCTTCTGGAGTGAGCCCTGTATCTTCGTACCGGCGCAAAAGCTCCCAAGCCTTTCTCGGCAAGCACGTCCAGTAGTCTAGGCAAGGGTTGCGCTCCCGGCACTGCACGACGTCGCAAAAGCTTCCGTCAGATGTCAACCGAATCATTTTGTCACCCTCCTATGATGTCGATCTCGTACTCTTCCCGCAGAACGCGGATCAGGTCTGGCGCGGAGACGTATCCGTCCCGCACGCTCTCGCTCAGTGCTTCCACTTCCTGCCAGATTCGCTGCAGCTGCTCTGTGCCCATGCCCTCTTTGTCCAGCAGGGCCGTAAAAAAGATCGCCAGTGTCACGCGGCAGGCATCTGCCGTCGCCGCGTCCTTTGCGCGCTGCACGTCTGCCATCGTCGCCGGTCTCCGGCGCGGATTAACTCTCTTTGGCATCACTATCACCGTCCATCCTTGCGCCGCACCACGGGCAGTAGTCAAAGCGATTGCGCTCCACGTCAGTCACAAGTCTGCCGCATCTGCTGCAGTGCCACCAGTCCACGCCGCCAGAAAACCTCGGCCCGTCATGTACAAAGTGCCCATGTACCACCGGCGCAACGGCGGCAGCAGGAAAAGCTTTAATTTCTCCGGCGATATTCCACGCCACAGTGTCTCCGCAGTAGTCAAGCATTCGCAGCCGATTTTGATACTCCGTTTCGCAAATCTCGAGCGCCGCTTCCCGCTCAATGTATTCACTCATCGTCGGCCTCCTCTGCAAGATACCTTTCCCAGCAAGCGCGGCACTCGCCTATGGAGTTAAGCACACTACCGCACTTAGCGTGATACATATCGGGTTTCGGGCACGTGAATTCTACCGCATAGTCCAGTATGCGCTCGGCTGCCTCGTCAAGCAGCGCTCTCTTGCTCCTGCTCTGCATTCCCCGCAGTGCCAGTATAAGCTCTTTATCGGTCATTCTCGTTACCTCCGTCCTCTCTCTCTCCGTAGGAGCAGAAAAAATCCGAATCGTCTGGGCAATCCATTCCAAGCCGATCGCAAAAATGTACGCCGCAGTCATAATGATGCTTGCAGTCCTTACACCGTACCACGGGAACAACGTCGGCGACGGGCGCGTCTATTACATCAACGCGCATAGCATCCACCCAGCAAGCGTGGCATATAAAGCCGTTGTGGTCTTTCCCTGCCTCTTTGCACGGTAGACAATATCGCTTTTCGACGTCTTCCAAAAACGCTTCCCGCTCGATGTATTCAACCATCACTCCACCTCCTGCATCCAGAACTCGCGGCGGCAATCAGCGCAAGTCGTTCCATCGCAACGCCCTGTTGCGGGTCTGTCTAACCGGCACGTGGCAATGTTGAGCACACCATCTTCGTAGACAACCGCATTCGGCCACTGTTTCAAAAACACGCTCTGCCGCGTCTTGCGCGGGTGCTCCTTTGACCACTTCTCGACGATTTCCACGACCTTCCCCACGGCTTTACCGGCATCGTCAACCATATTGCGCAGTTCGTTGCATTCGCCTACATTAACCATCGGGCAACCATCACAGTCGCCGTCTACCTGCCAATACCGTTCACACATTCGGTTCCGTTCTTCGATAAATTTCAGCGCGTCCATATTCACACCCCCGCATCCTGCAGCGCCTGCTGCATAAACGACAGCCGCTGCCGCAGGTCGTCGATCGTGCGTTCCTGCCGCGCCATCTCGGCGGAAAACGCCAGCGCCTTGCGCCGCTCGTTACAGAGTATGGTTTCCGCTTTTTCGCGCTGCTCGTGCTCCTGCTCAGCGTAATCGATCAGCTTCTGCACCGCGTAGTGCGCGGACGGTGAGAAATTCAGATTACCGCGATCGCGCGCCAGCAGGTCACGCACTTGCTCGCAAATTCTGTTCATTCGTCTCGCTCCTCTCTGCGCTCATAAAACAGCGCGTTGTATTGGTCGTATCGGTCTTGAATCGAGCTTTCGGCCGGGCAAAAACGCTCCCAGAATCCGCAGGTTCCCAGCTCCGGGCAGCCACCGCGGTACACACAGTTCGGCACGAGCACGTCGCTCAATTCCGGCTCTGTCTCGCGCAGCGCCGCCTTGAAGTCCTCTGCGTAATGTCGGGTCTCCGGTGACGCCTGATAACACAGCCGCTTGCGCCATGTGTCGATCAGATTCTGCGCATTGGCCTCGCCCACAAAGGCCACGGGGGTTCCCTGCGGCAGCGTGCTGCGCGGCACGCCGGTGCGGTCGCTCCTCTGCGTGCGAATGAAACACTCCCACTTGTGCCGTGACCAGTGCGTGGCAACCCAGCTCGGGATGTCGCGCCAGCGCCAGCGCACGCGGATGTCGCGGATTGGACTGTGCTCGGCGATAAGGATATTGCGCTTGAATCGCTCGCTCGGCTCGCGGTCAAGGCTCCCCTTGCCTACGGTCGCTCGGCAGTCGTCTACTACCTCGCGCCAACTTCCCTTGACGCAAAGCAGCTCTGTCTTATCGTGCATCGCCGCTCTCCTCCTTCACGTTCATGCCGAAATAGCTTGTCACGCGCGGCGCAATGTCGCCCGGAATGTCAGGGCGCAGCATGAGCGCCCACGCCAAGATGCGCCACGCTGGGTTGGCTCTGCCGACGAGGTTGAACTGGCGGTCTTTTGCGCTCCACCAGTCCGTATCAATCTCAATGTCACCGGCGCTCACAGTCTTTTCGGAATCGTCCATCGGGTCAAACAAGTCTTTCTTTGCTTCCAGAATCACATAGTATTCTCCGGCCTCCGGCGGTTCAATGGTGCCGTTGATCCAGTTCACTTTTGCCATTATGTATTCTCCTTTTCTGCCCTGTCGAGGGCGGTCGTTGCAACGGCATACGCGCTCCACTGGTCGGCGCGGAAGCCGTAGAAAAAGTCCGGGTTTGCTTTCGTGCCCTTACCGCTGCGGAAGTCGTGCGACGCGAAGCGGTCAATGAGCGCGTGGCGGATCGTGGTATCGTTCGCGCGAGGGCTGCCGCAGATATTGAGCTTCTCTTCCTTGCGCGTGACGATGTGGTACGGTACGCCGCGGTCGTCGAGCAACTGCTTATAGCGCCCGATCCACTCGCAGGTCTCGAACACGTCGCGCCCGACTGCCATGCCGTAAGATTCGATGATCTCAATCGCGGCAACGGTGAACGCGCCGCCGGACACAATGTCGGAGACGAGCGTGTTCTCGTCCTTTCCCCCCTGCACCGGCGCGCGGGTGATCGTATCGACGATGCACCAGCCGGTCTCCCGGTTGCCGGGGTCAAGGGCTAACATGGTCGCCATTCGCGGCACCTCCTTGCATTGCAGCGAGCATTCGCTCCACTTTGTCCAGATCGTCCTTGCCGGAGACCGGCGCGCGCTTCTCGCTCTCGGCCTTTACGCCGTCTTTTACGAGCCACTGCCGGATGACGGCGTAGTGGGATTTGTACCGCGCGCCTTTGCTGGTGATGTACAGGGACAGGCGCTCGACGTATGTTTCGTAGTCGTTCGGGTAATCTCGCTGGAGCTTTGCCAACTCGTCATCCGCGAGCATGACGTTGTGCATTTCTCCATAGGGTTTCTTTTCCGGAGGCTTTGCGGCGGCTTTTTGCGCCGGGCGCGCGGATGGCTTTCCCACTCTGGCCGGTTCTGCGGCAGGTGTCGTCTGCGGGCGCTCGGAGTAAGCCTTGTTTTCCTCAAGACAGAGCGTTGCAAACTCTTCCTGATAGTTTGTCGGATGGTATCGGTCACTTTTGAGCGTGTTGTGCATGCGCCAGTGCCGGATGACAATGACACCGGAATCAAAGACGATGATAAAGCGCTTTGCAAGGAGCAGCTTCAGATCGTCCGAGGCCGCGCCGACATAGTCCGTGATGCGCTTTGGGTTGTTGATGAACCCGTCGTCATCCGCGCGCATATTCAGGTGGAAATACAGCGCCTGCGCGGAGAGCGGCATCTCCAGAAACGAATCGCTGTCGATGAGCGAGCGCGCAAACATTCGCTTTTCTGCCATGGCGGCCTCCGATTAAAACGGAAGGTCGGATTCGTCGTCCGGCAGTTCCTCAAGCTTTGGCTCATTCGTGAAGTCGTCCGCGACGACATCGACGCCGCGGACGACGCCGGGATAGGCGGAGGCAAGCTGCTCCACGCTGGCAGAAGAGACCGGGACGGACGCTTTGACAAAGGCGTCTGCACGCAGGCACTCTTCGGTGCGCGTCTCGCCGTTGCGCGTGGTATAGCTGTGCGTGGAGAGCTGGCCACAGATGATGACGGCATCGCCCTTTTTGAGCTGCGCGGCATTCATGGCGGCCTCATACCAGACTTCGCAGTTGATCCATTCGGTCTGCTTGCTGCCGTCCGGCTGCACGGTGTCGCGGGCGGGAATGCTGAACTTCGTCAGAGGCGTGTTTTTCGATCCGACGTTGGAAAACTCTGCGTCGCGGGAAAGTTTCCCGGCGACGATGCAGTCGCCGGTTCTTGTGCGGATAATCATGGTTATTTACTTCCTTTCTTTGCGATGCTTCCGATGTGGACAAACACGCGCTTGTTCTTGGTCGTGTTGCGGATGGATAGGTTCAGGATTTCGTGACGGTCGGAGCCGTCCGAATTCTTCGTGTACTCGATCTTCTCGACCGCAAATTTGTCATAGCACTTGCGGCCGTTGGCAGTGTAGTTCCCTGCCGAAATCCAGATAAGTGGTGCAGTGTACAGCTCGCGGCCGATTCCCCAGTTAACACACGCCCGCTTGAAGCTGTCGGACGCGAGGCCCTTTTCCGCCTCCGTGTTCGACTCCGTGCCGGTGTCCTCCTTGCTGATCCACTGCCCTTTTTCGTCGTCCCAGATGGAGACGACGCAGTTGGCGTTATCGCGCCGGTGCTCACGCTTCCAGTTCATTGCGCCGACCGTCTCGTCCAGAATGGTCATGTCGCAGCGAGCATCTTTGTAGAGCAGGAGGATAAGGCCATTATCCTTGACCTGCTGCACACGGCACTCGATCTCGTCCGCGCGCAAGCAACGAAATTTGTTCATGGTGTTTCATCTCCTTTCGGCTCAAACTCCAGCGGGCAGTTGTACCCGATGGTGCGTGTGTCGAGCAGATACTCGCCGGTAAGGCGGCACTGCTTGCGGCTGTATGTTTCCAGACACGGGCAGTAATCACAGGCAATGTGCTCGTCGGCAAAGTAGATGCGTGCCCGGGCGAGGATATAGCGCAGGGTTGCGCGGCCAGTCGTCATGGTGCTGCCCTCCGTTTTCTGGGGCGGCTCTGGCTGTGCTTCTGCCGCAGAACGGCGCGGCCGCGCTTGCTCTCGCGCCACTGCGCAAATGTAATGCGCTTATTGCATCCAGGGCCGGGCAAGCATCCCCGCCGATGGCCGGTGTCGAGTATGTACAGGCACGCCCGTGCGCCGGGCTCGCCATTGCTGTTGCTGCAGCCGGAAAGCACCTGATAGTGCGCACAACCGCGGCAATAGCGGCTTTGCGGGATGCCGCCGCGAATGTAGGTGTCACTTACAATGTCCATGCGTCTACCTCCTTCACGCATTCCGGGCAGCCGACGATGTTGCCCCATCGGTCACGCAGCAGCTTGTCCGTCTCCGCATCGCACACCGGGCAGCGCGGGCAGGTGTAGGCCGGGGGTTCAACCGGCGGTTCGACCGTCAGTTTCGACATTCCACACCTCCATACTCCGGCCACACTGCGCGGATCTTATCTTCGTTTGCGGTTGTGATTCCGTTCGCCCAGCAGTTGGCCGTTGATACAGACACGCCAAGCATTTTTGCCGCTGCTGTCTGCGTGATACCGTTTTCCCGCAAAAACGCGCCGAAAGCGGTGTCACGCGATTTTCTGCGCCGTCTGTCGCTGTAGTACGCAGACAGCTTTTCGTAGTTCGCCGCGCGGTATTTGCGCATATATGCGTTTCTCGCTTCGCGGTTATTGCGCTTGTTCTGCAGGATGCGGTCGCGGTGTTGCGCGTAGTACGCCCGATTGTATGCGTTATGCACACGGCGCTGTTCTTCTGTCATCACGCCACCCCCAGTGCCTTAAAAACCACGTGGAACAGCCATCCCATCAAGCACCCTCCCGCGAGGAAGCTCGCACAGACGATGCCGTCCTCGATGCCCCAGACGATGTATTTGCGTGCCTTTGCCCGTGCGCGCGGGTCGCCGAATAACTTCATTGTTGTTTCCCCTTTCTCGTTGTTTACTGATACCTGATTGCCGCGCGGAGGTCGGCGATCGGAATGTCAAGCCCTCGCCCGAGCGCGAGCAGGTCGCCGACCGGCATACGGTCGATGTCCCGTAGGCGCTTCGACGCCGTCTCGCGGCAGCAGCCGAGCAGATCCTCCGGCTTCGTGCCGTGCATTCGGAGCTGCCCATAAAGCAGCGCCTGCAGTTGATCGTAGCGGCTGGCGTGTTTTCTCAACTTCGGCATAGCGATTCTCCTTTGTCGAAAATTCGTTTCTTGGGATGTGCGCCGCGGCGCTCGCGCCCGCGCGCAACCCCCTAGCCTTAACTAAACCTCTTCTTGCCTTTCCTAAACCTTTACTAAACCTCTTCTACTCTATACTGCGGTTCCATTCTGGTTCCAGATTGGTTCCATTCTGGTTCCACGGGCGAAAAGCGCTATGGTCTCGCGCAATCGCCTCCCTTGCAACGCTTGGAATTTTGTGCTAATCTTGCGATAAAAGGGATGATGCGATGAAAAGATTTCTTGCGTTTGTGCTTGCGTTTTTGCTCCTGCTCTCTCCTGCTGTGCTGGCACACAGCGGGAGGACAGATGCAAACGGCGGGCACTATGACCGGTCAACCGGGGAATACCACTACCACCACGGTTATCCGGCACATCAACACTACGACATGGACGGCGACGGGGTTGTTGACTGCCCGTACAACTTTGACGACCAGACCGGCCGCAACAGCGGCGGGTCAAGCACAAAACAACGGGCGACACAAACGCCGCGGCCAACGCCAACGCCGAAACCGAAAGAAACCAAAACATCAAACACCGGGGCAATGATTGCCCTGTGTGTTGCCGCGGTGCCGATTGGCGCAATCACGCTCACGGCCGTTTGTTGGCCTGTGTCAGCGCTCGTTCATGCAATCGTAGACAGGCACTCCGGCAAGGGCAAGAAGGGCGGAGACGGCAAATAAAGCCGCCTCACGCGCCTTTGCGCTCCAGCGCCATCGCCAAGCCTTCTGTAAAGGCACAGAGCTGCGCTTTCTGCATATCGTCCATGTCCTGCATCATGTGGCCGAGGCGCTCCAGCGTTTTCTGTTCGTTCTTCGTCAGCATTTTCGTCACCTCCTCGCGCTTTGCTGCATTGCTTTGCGTTTGATGTAAATCTCTTTGCAATGCCATATTATCACTCCGCAATATCCATGTCAATAAAATTATCTCGTTTTTTCAAAAAAATATTGCAATGTGATATGCCGTGTGGTATATTCATTTCGAAAGGAGGCCTATAATGTGCAAAATCAAATAAAAGAACTGCGCAGCCACGTCGGCCTAAATCAAACCGATTTCGGAGCAAGGATAGGCGTCAGACAGTCAACAATCGCCGGTTGGGAAACTGGGCAGAGAATTCCGCCCGATTCCGCTATCGTCTCCATTTGCCGCGAGTTCCATGTTGACGAACATTGGCTGCGTACCGGTGACGGCAAGATGTTTACGGCGACCACGCGCGACGAAGAGATTATGGACTTTGTTGGCCGAGCGACCATTGGCGAAGGCGACGACTTTAAGCGCCGTTTTCTTCTGGCGCTGGCCCGTCTCCCGGAAGAGCGTTGGGCCGACATCGAGGACTTTGCCCGGCAGATCACCGCCGAAAACAAGAAAGAGGAGCAGGATTGATTTCCTGCTCCTCTTTCTTTGCTTTTCTGTTTTTCTTTACGCTGCGCGCAACAGCGCCAGCGTCAGCCGCAGCTTTTGTTCGCTTGCTTCATCCAGCAGCCGCTCGATCTCGCTCCGTAAGTACATCCTCCATTCCTCATCAGTCATAGCTCGTCCTCCCATAATTTTTCCACGGTCGTTTTCAGCGCCCTGGCGATGCGGATCGCAGTGACGACATTCGGCAGACGATCCCCGCGTTCGATTTCGTAGATCGTGGTTCTGCCGCATTTTGCCTTGCGCGCAAGCCATTGCTGACTGACACCGTGGTATTCCCTGTATTGTCTGACTTTGTTTCCCATTGGTACCGCCACTATACCATAAAGCGTCGGCCGTGTGTGGATCATGCACCGGATGCGGAACACAATTTCTTGAAAATCCCACGCGAGTGTGGTATGGTGCACACAAGGCCGCACAAATAGCTTGCCACGCGCGGCCGGAGATATGCAAAGGGGGATATGCAAATGCGGAAACGCGGGATTGCTGCGGCGCTGGCAGCTGTGCTGCTCTCGCTTACTTTGTGCGGGTGCTGGCAGGACAAATGGTACAGCGAGGACGATTACGAGCGAAATTATGAGGACGGGTTTCGCGCTGGTGTAGCCGCGGCAAATAGAGCGGACGCAGCCTATCTTTGGGACGGCACGGGGGCAGACATTGAGTACGCAACGGAGGTTCTGGACAGCTATCTGGCCGGTGAGGGTATTTACACGCGCGCCGAGGCGGAAGAGGCAGTGGATGCAGTGCGTGTCTATTATGACGAGGTGCTGCAAGTGTACAAAGACATCGAAGGCGGCCGCGTAGACGTGGATCGCCCGAATTGAGGAGGCTGCAAGATGAAAGTACCTGAGCCGCGGAAGCTCAAAAGCGGGACGTGGTTTATACAGATGCGCCTCGGCGGAGAGAGCGTGCCGGTGTCGGCGGCAACACGGACGGAGTGCATCCGGCAGGCGGAAAAGATCAAGGCGGACTATCGCAATGGGAAGAGGCCGCAACCGGCAAGCGCGTGTGTCACGCTGCGCAGCGCGATCGAGCAGTACATACAGGTGCGAGAAAACGTGAAATCCCCGGAGACAATTCGGGGGTATTATGTGATCCTGAATAACCGATTTAAGGCATACATGGGGCGCGACATCCGGCAGATACCGTACCAGAGAATGATAAACGAAGAGGCAAAGACGGTTTCTACGAAGACACTGTTTAACGCATGGAATCTTGCGGCGGCGGCGATCAAAGAAGCTGGGCAGGACCGACCAAAGGTATCGCTGCCGGACAGGCAGAAGAAAGAGCACGTCTATCTGACATACGACCAGATCACTGTGTTTGTGGACGCGATACGCGGGACTGGCGGCGAAATTCCTGCGTTGCTTGCGCTGCACGGCCTTCGTCGGTCGGAGATATGCGCGCTGGACTGGTCGCAGCTACGCGGGCAAGAAATTACCGTAGCGGGGGCACTGGTGTACGACAAGGACGGCAATAAGGTGCGCAAGAAGACGAACAAGAACGCAACGTCGCGGCGCACTGTGCCGATTATGATACCGCGGCTGCAGGAGCTTGTTGATCTGCACGCGGATGATATCGGGCCGGTCGCAACAGTCGCGCCGAATACGATCTACCGGCGGGTCAACCGCATATGCGAGACGCGCGGCCTGCCGCTGGTTGGCGTGCACGGCTTGCGGCATAGCTTCGCGTCTTTGTGCTACCATTTGGGCGTGCCGATACTAATCACCATGCGCCTCGGCGGGTGGAAAACAGACCGCATCCCGCGCGAGATTTACACCCACCTTGCGGACGCGGATATAGCAAATCAGGTAGATGCAATTCGTACATTCTATTCGCAAAATGCTAACCAAAATGCTAACTAGTTTCATAAAATCTAGTGTTTTCAATGGTTTTATAGCTATATCGTGGGGGTTCAACTCCCCCCATCTCCACCAAACAGGTATTGGACGAACACCTATTTCTTCAGCGGCGGTTTTGCCGTGAAGTGTTCGCTCTGATCCACAACAGAAAAGCGCCGTCTTGGGAATGATCCCGAGACGGTGCTTTTTCTATTATATCAATTGGTGCATACTTGTAA